GGAAATATTAACCTCAAAGATGGGGGTAATGATACTGAATATATGTTAGTTGGCGAAAATGAGGAAGAATATTATAACCAAGAAATGAGTGAAGATGATGAAGATGATGACGATTCAGATGACATGTATATGAGTAATGTTGATAATCAAGATATGGATATGGGAACAAATGACTCATCAATTGAAGATATCATTAATGATGTTTTTGGTAGCTCTGAAGAAATGGGAGAAGAAGAAGATGAATTTTTAGACGATGAATTTTTAGATAATGAAGATTCTGATGATGAAGATTCAGAAGTTGTTTATGAAATTGAAATGGATGAAGAAGATGATTTTATGGAAATGGATGAACAAGACGAAGAAGATGATGATGATGATGATTTTATGTCTGAATCTAAAATGTCTATTAAACCTAAAGGAGTTGGAATGGGAAGTCCAAAATTCAAATATTCTTCTAAACCAAATCAAGGTCAAGGTTTTAAAACAAAAATGAAGCAAGGTAACCTTAAAATGGGTACTGGTAAACCTAAATTCGAATTCAAAGAAGGTGAAAANCTTGATATGGAAATGACTGAAGTTAAACCAAAATTCAAAAAGTTTGAAACTAAAGAAGCATCACGTACTTACGGAAATGGGTCTAAATCTGGTCGTGGTTTAAGAAAAGGTATCACACCAAATAGAAACTTAACTTTTGAAAGTAAAACAAATAATGAAATTCAAATTCTTAGAGAGAAAAATGAAGAGTACAGAAAAGCACTTAACGTTTTTCGTAATAAATTGACTGAAGTTGCAGTTTTCAATTCAAACTTAGCTTACGCTACACGTTTGTTCACTGAACACACAACATCAAAACACGAAAAAATCAATATCCTTAGACGATTTGATGGTGTTGAATCAATTAAAGAATCTAAAAATTTGTACAAATCAATAAAAGACGAATTATTAAATACAACAAACCAAACAATGAATGAATCAATTGAAAGAAAAATTGAAAACACTCCTGTTACCGGTTCAGTTAATTTAATTGAGTCAAAAACATATGAAAACCCTCAATTCGCAAGAATGAAGGACCTTATGTCAAAAATAAAATAAAAAATAAAAAATAAAAAAACAAAACAAAACTAAAATGGGAGCATTATTAGAATCAGGTCTTGTTGGTAACATAGGTTTAAAACACCTTAAGGTTATTAAAGAAGATACTATTAACAAATGGGACAAATTAGGGTTCCTTGAAGGTCTTAAAGGCCACCTAAAAGAAAATGTTGCGCAGTTATATGAAAACCAAGCGTCACATTTAATAAACGAAGCGACTTCAGATGGTGCATCAGGTTCTTTTGAAACTGTTGTATTTCCAATTGTAAGACGTGTGTTTTCTAAATTATTAGCTAACGATATTGTATCTGTACAAGCTATGAACTTACCTATTGGTAAATTATTCTTCTTTATTCCTAAAATTCAAGGATATAGTGGAGCAACTGGAGCTAACGCTCAATACAACCCAGATTCTGGAGACCATTATTCACCTTTAGGTTCTAATGGAGCACCAGATTCAAACACTGCGGGTTACACAGGTGCTGGAACTTACGCTAAGAATCTTTATGATTTATATTATGAAGGTACTGAACCAGGTCTTGACCCAGGTGGACTTTTTGACTACTCAAAAGGTCGTTGGTCAGCAATTACTGCAGCAGCATCAATTCAAAAATGGTATAATGGTTCTTTACAAGACGCTGTTATTTCAGGAACTAGTAATGCTAGCGGATTTATTGCTGGTGGTAACATAAGAAAAGTTATTATCAAAATGAATGGTTTCGCTGATACCGGAGCTGGTAAATTAATCGGTCCTGATGGTAATGAAATGGANACTGAATCTTTCCTTTCTGACTTAATTGTTTATACTGGAGCTGGTTTATCAATGGTTGCAGGTAGTCCTTGTACTGTGTCAACTGGTCCATTATTATATAGAGTTGTTACTCAACAATATGGTAGCGGTATCGTTAACGGAATAAATACAACAACATCAACTTCATGGCCTTCTACAGGTAATGGTGGTTCATTCAGAAATGTTTGTAACGCAAATGGTGAAATTTATTTAGAAGTTGACTTATCTTGTCCAGTTTGTGCTGATTGTAACGCAACATCTTTAGATGGTTACACTGGTACAACTATATCAACTGGTTTAACCAGTACTTCATTCTATTGTGCATGGAAACGTTACGAAACTCTTGAATTTGAAGACAAAATCGGTGAGGTTTCTTTTGATTTAGATTCTGTTACAGTTTCTGTGACTGAAAGAAAATTAAGAGCTCAGTGGTCTCCAGAATTAGCTCAAGACGTTGCGGCTTTCCACAACATTGATGCTGAAGCTGAATTAACCGCTTTATTATCTGAACAAGTTGCAGCTGAAATCGACCGTGAAATCCTTCGTGATTTACGTAAAGGTGCGGCTTGGCAATTACGTTGGGATTATAATGGTTGGAGAAGAATTTCTGCAACAACCTCTTATACTCAAAAAGATTGGAACCAAACATTAATTACAACAATTAACCAATTATCTGCTCAAATTCACAAGTCAACTCTTCGTGGTGGAGCTAACTGGATTGTTGTATCAAGTGAGGTTTCTGCAATCTTTGATGATTTAGAATACTTCCACGTATCTAACGCTTCACCTGAGCAAGACCAATACAACATGGGTATTGAAAGAGTAGGTACATTAGCAGGTCGTTACCAAGTGTATCGTGACCCTTATTTCCCAGCTAACCAAGTGTTAATTGGACATAAAGGTACTTCGTTACTTGATACTGGTTACATCTACGCACCGTACGTACCATTACAATTAACACCTACAATGTATAATCCATTTAATTTCACACCAATTAAAGGAATTATGACAAGATACGCGAAAAAGATGGTAAATAATCGCTTTTACGCGAGAATCACCGTTGATGGAGTTCGTACATTTGATTTAAGAGAATTGAGATAATACCTCAATAACTATAATTTAAAGGGTTAGAAAAAAATCTAACCCTTTTTTTTGTGCTAAATTAAAAATTAACAGGATTAAAAATAAATGGATTATTATTTTATTTTTACTATATTTATAATATATTATATTTAATCTATTATGAAAACTAATTTAACTTTAGAAAAAATTAATGAAATTGTTAATTTATATCTTACTGAAATACCTAGTACACATAAGTTAGCTGAAAAATTTTTAGTTGGACATAAGAAAATTAGTCAAATTTTAAAAGATAATAATGTAAAGATTAATAAAAAAGGAGGCCAAATAAAAATGGGAAACAGTTCCGAAATAGAATCTTCAAAAATTAATATTTATTCCGCAAATACCAATAAGTTATTGGTTGCCAAATGTAAAAAAACAGAAATCATTATAAAAGACCCAAATAATTTATCCGGAAAATTAACAACACATATTATTGAATTATATGGTGATATTTGGATTCCAACAAACACTTATCAAAGAAAAAAATACGAATTGTTAAATCATAAAAAATGGTTTGAAGAATATTTTGATATTATTGAGATAGACATTTTACCAACAAGGAAATGTAAATTATGTGATTGGGAAACAAATGATATTGATAATAAAACTGGTTGTTTTGAAAATCATGTTAGTAATTTACATTTTTTAACTTTAGATGTTTATTTGTCTAAATTCCCTGAAGACATTAAATACCATCCTATTTTTATAAAAAAAACAAAATTAAAAGATTTTTTATCTAAAAGTAAAAATTACGTTATTTGTAAGATATGTGGTGAAAAAATGAAATCAATTTCAAATACTCATTTAAAAAATAAACATAATATATCCACATTTGATTATAAGTTAAAATTCCCAAATGATAAAATTGTTTCAACTTCAATATCGGAAGGGTTAAGTAGTTTGGCAAAAATTACTAATGTTAATATGAAACCGACATGGACTTCAAAAGGAGAGTCAGAAATTAAAGATTTTATTGAAAGTTTAGGATTTTGTGTTAATAAAAGTAAAAATCGTAAACTATTAGATGGAAAAGAAATTGATTTAATTATTGATGATTCCAACATATGTATTGAATATAATGGATTATACTACCATACTGAAAAAATGGGTAAAACATCCTCGTATCATTTAAATAAAACAATTGATTGTCATCAAATTGGTTATAATCTATTACATATTTTTGAAGATGAGTGGAAAACAAAAAAAGAATTAGTAAAAACTAAATTAAAACATTTATTAAAAGTAAATAATGGGATTAAAATAGGTGGTAGAAACGTTACCATAAAAAAAATTAAAACTAAAGATAAGTCAATTTTTTTGAACCAAAATCATATTCAAGGTAATGATAAGTCTAATGTTTATTATGGTGGGTTTTATAACAATGAATTAGTTGGGGTTATGTCATTTAACAACAAAAGAAATATGACTAAAAATAACGATAATGAATTTGAATTAAGTCGATTTGCGACTAAACAAAATTATGTTATTGTTGGGTTGGCTTCAAAAATATTAAAACAATTTATTAAAGATTATTCTCCAAAAACAATAATTAGTTTTGCGGATAGACGATGGAC